GTACAAGTATCTTCTGGTGCACGATCTTCTAATACTACAAATGCTTTTAAGCAATGAGGACATTTGATATCCATTACAGGTAACGCAGTACCCATACGCGATGCATTATCGTAATAGAACTTAGCTAAATCTGTTCTACTTTCTATATCAACTTCGTAGTCTATTATATCGTATGCATAATCTTCTTTCATTAGCACAAGATCTAAGTGATCTACAATAGTCTCAATTGCTTTTTCTACTTTCGTTTTAATCTTAGTCATAGTAAACTCCTTTCACGAGTTTTGATTAGTTGATTGGTAGTATATTATAGAGAAAATATTTTTGGATATTTTATAGTAATTTAGTGTAGTATTATATCTCAGAGTACATTGCCTTATTGGGATATTCTCCCAATTCTTCAAGATCCACTCCACGTTAACTGCTCTGAGAGTTGCCGGTACCACTTGCGGGTCCGAGATGTCGGTCTCAGTTGCCGGTTTCGGATGCCGGTTCAGTTCGCAGCCTTCGAGAACATAGCCTCATTACTACGCATAGATTTTATGCTCGAGTTTTGAGGTTAGTTCCCCAATTATTATTACAAACAACTATTTTAAAGTTGTTAGAAGTAATATCCTTTACTTAGAATACTACTTTAAACTACTTTAAGTTGGACAGTTTACCGACTTGTCCAGGTCTACAGCAGCAGGGGAGGACTGCTACCGTAACTCTATCTTGTTTAACCAAAGTTGTAGACTAATGAAGCTATTAATAATAGCAACGACACGTTCCAAAAGACGAACCAATACATTATAAGTTCTTCCACTGATCAATAGCAATTTCTACTATTTGCCATACAAAGAATAATACACTAGCTATTATCATAATTGGTATTATTAAATCTATTGCTAACCAAGCATTAAATATTATATAATCTAACAGTTTCATATCGTACTCCTTCCGAGAGTTTTATATTAACAGACAGTTCGGGAGCCCACAGTATTATGGACTCCCAAGAGATAACTAAGTTATCCCTTTAAGCGACTAAGGAGCGAACCCCTTGGCGCATTAGGCACAGAAGAACCTAAACCTCTAGTCGAGGCTATCGGAACTTCATCGTCATACTGACACCTAGACAGGTACAGTGTGACCGGAACCACAGAAGCCTTAAGCTCCTGAAGTCTTCGTGCCTCACCGTAGTGAGACATGAACGTGCCATGACTGGTCTCCACCAGCAGCATCGGATTCTTCCATTTGGAAGTCACCTCAGAACCACAGAATTGAGTGATCCCAATGATGTCGACGTTAACCACACGGGTTAAGCCTGCATCAGGCGGAGTTTGGAACTCCGTACGAGTATCACGGTTTGAGTCCGTCGACTTTGGTTTTGCAACCATACCTAATATCCTTTCACAGATTAGGGTTATACTACACAGGATTGTGCAGCGACTTGGGTAGATCTTGAGAGTCAGGTATCACACTGCTCTGTAACGGATCTACGCCGAAGTTTTGGCGGTAAGCAAGTACCAAGGAATATACATGNGTAATGTACATACCTTGAGACTTTTAGTTGCAGGTTGTAGTTGCCGGTTGCCCTCACCGACGAAGCAGCCGACGGAGACAGACGCACCACAGCAGCGAAGAGAGAACAACACAAGCAAGAGAGCACTGAGAAAATGCTCTTGGGCATTTTTGTTATTGATATTAAACAAGGCACTACTAAGTAATGCATTGTAAACTATCAACTAGTCTGGGATTTCCTCCCAGATAGCATCACGTAACTTACATTTTAATTTATGTAAGTTAGCTAGCTCCATATGAGTTAAGTACCTCATGTCATCATTTAACATGATGTCACTAAGACTCTTCTCATACTTCTCAACTTGGGAACCTAAGTACTCAAGCAGATTGTCAACTTCATGTCGAACATGGTTTTCAATCCGGTTGCCACCTAGGTTTCCAGTTGTGAAGGTTAGTCTAATAGATTTAGTCATGGTGAACTCCTTTCAAGAGTTGTTGCAGGTTAGAACTGCGGGTTAAATAATATAGTATTAATAGAGAGTATATATGTAAGTGTTAGATGATGATAGTAGTAGTTAGATAAAGTATTTATTATATTATTTAAAAAATATTCTTGGATATTTTTAGAGAAGAGAGAGATTGAATAAGAGTGTAGAAGAAGAATAGAGAGAAGAAGGGGGTATGGAAATTAAAAGGTGGTATATATATATTTGGGTTTATTTCACTTAACCCTAAGCTTGCCCTTAGCTCCCAAGGCCCTACTAAATCCTCTTAGACCTAGTAGTAATCCTTAGATATAGAAGTATATATACAGGGTTTATAATCGCCCTCTCTTATAGGAGACATTTAAAATCTAGAATGTCCCCTTAAAGTAAGGTTATGAGGACTTATTATGAAAGATAAAAAGAAGTTATTAAAGCTGCTAGAAGAAAAGCAGAAGAGAGCTAAGCTTAAACAGTATGAGAATGACTTCACTAGCTTTGCTAAAGATAATATAAAGATTATAACAAAAGATGCTAGAGCTGGCTTTGTTGATTTTAATTTTAACGCGTGTCAAGATGAAATTACACAAGCATTGGATAAGCAGTTAGCGGAGACCGGTAAGGTCCGCGCTATTATCTTGAAGGCTCGACAGCAAGGCATATCGACTTATTGTGCGGGTAGAGTATTTTGGAAAACATATTATACTCCCCATGCGCGATCTGTAGTTATGGCACATGATAGTGCTACTTCGGATGCCTTGTTTACAATGAGTAGAAATATTATAAAGAATATGAATCCTGAGTATAGACCTGATGAGGTGAAGTCCAATGCAAAGGAAATCGTTATTTCTGCTCCACACTTTCCTAAGAATGATGCGGGCGATAGGCCAGTGGGTTCTTACAGACTATACACGGCAGGTGCACCCGAAGCGGGACGAGGTACAACTCCAACAATTGCGCATCTATCTGAAGTTGCATTCTGGATACACGATGAGAAAATTCTAGCNGGATTATTCCAAGGTATATCAGAAGCTCCAGGTACTGANGTTATCATTGAGTCTACGGCTAATGGTGCTAAAGGAGAATTTTATAGGTTATGGAAAGGTGCTGTAGCAGGAGAGAATGATTATCTCCCGTTATTTCTTCCGTGGTATAATACACCAGAATATTGTAGAGAAGCTCCGGAAGGTTTTGAACGCTCCTCGGAAGAGGAACTACTAGTAGAGGATTATGATTTAACTAATGATCAACTCTACTGGCGTCGGTTGAAGATTGCTGAAGGTGGGGAACTAAAGTTCCGCCAGGAATACCCAGCGTCTCCTGATGAAGCGTTTATTACGGCTGGCTCTTCTGTATTTAATGCAGAGAAGACAGCTAAGCTTGTAGCGGTAGATCCAGAAAAGAAAATGAATTTTGATTATGATGCATGTACGTGGGATACTTCTAATGAAGGTAAACTGCATATATGGGATTACCCTGATTGGAATGACAACTATGTTATAGCTGCAGATGTAGCTTTAGGGGTTGGCCAAGATTATTCAACAGCAGTTGTTTTAGATACAGAAAGAAGAGTAATTGCTTTGTTTAGAGATAATTATCTAGACCCTAGTAAGTTTGGCGATTTGTTGTTTTATCTCGGTAGATACTATAACAATGCTTTACTAACAGTTGAAAGTAACTCTATGGGTGTAGCCACATTATCTAGACTTACTCAAATGAATTATGTAAATTTATATAGACAGACTAAGATATCTTCTATATCAAAAGAAGAAGGTACTGTTGTTGGCTTTAGAACTACGCAGGTAACTAAGCCACATATAATAGGTAACCTTAAGAATGCTATAGAGAATGATGATATATTAATACCATCTAAAATTATGATACAAGAAATAAAAGATTATATTGCTACAGAATCAGGTAAGACTGAAGCAGCGCCTGGTTGTCACGATGATACAGTTATGGCTACAGCTATTGCTTTAGAAACATTACGTACGCACTATGATAAACTAACGCTTAANAAAGTNCCNTGGTCTCAACAGTTTTCAATGGAAGATCAAGANGATACTTTGTGGCTATAAGATTCCAGTGTCCTCACTACTCCGGCGGAAGTAGGGGATAAATCCGCCACCTACAAATAGAGGATATTAAATGTCTATAGAAAAATCAGGAGAAACGTTTTCAGGTTATAATAAACCTAAGCGAACTCCTAACCATAAAACTAAATCGCATGCTGTACTTGCGAGATCTGGAGGTAAAGAGAAATTGATAAGATTCGGACAGAAGGGAGTATCAGGTGCAGGAGCAAATCCATCAAGTAATAAAGATAAGGCAAGACAAAAGTCTTTTAAAGCAAGACACGGAGCTAATATTGCTCGAGGTCCTTTATCTGCAGCTTATTGGGCGGACAAAGTAAAATGGTAAAAAGTAAGAAGAGTAAAGGAATAGATGGCAAGGCTTGCTGGAAAGGATATAAACGTATGGGCACTAAAAAGAAAGGTGGCAGGACAGTAGATAATTGTGTGCCAATTAAAAGAAAAGGCCCTTTAAGTAAACGATAATAGGTTGAATGAACCCAGGAGTGGATCATGAATAAGAAAATAGAATCAAGATTTATAGAACAAACGCATAAGCAGAAGCCTCCAAAGGAATCACATAAGAAACCTTTGCCAAAAGCAGGCCAGTATAATGTAAAGAATTTAGAAGACTCTAAAAAGATATATTCAGCTGGAGGAAAATATTAATGTCTGCAGATGGATATAAAGAAAAAGTAACTGATGAAGAACTGATTAACGTAATTGACCAAGGAGTAATGAACTCTACAGGCGATTGGTTGAATTCATCAGACTTAGCACGCGAAAGACTTAAAGCTACCTACGAATATGCAGGTTTAGCTGTATCACATTTAGCACCACAAGGTGTATCAGCTATTGTTGATACGTCTACTACAGAAGTTGTAGAAGCATATACAGCTGTGTTGTCTGATTTGTTTCTAAGCAACCAGCGTATCGGTAGATTTCTACCATGGGACGATACACCTGGCGCATTTAAGGGTGCAAAAGATGCTGGAGCCCTAGTAAATTATACTATATTTAAACAAAATAATGGCTGGGATATACTAGAACAATGGATGAAATCTGCACTATTATGGAAGAATTCTGTAATACGTTGGGGCTATATAGAGGATTATGACTACGTATTTGAAGAATACGACGAGATATCTCAGACTAAGCTAGATGAAATATTATCTGATGACAGTCATGAAATTGTTGGCGCGCTTGAATTTGAAAATAGAGCAGTGCAACCTAGCGATAACCCAATGGCTGGTCCAGAAGTAGAGTTAGTCTACGTAAACGTACGTTGTAGAAAACAAATTAACAAATCAAAAATTAAATTAGAGTTAGTTCCACCAGAAAACTTCCGCATTTCTCGAGATGCTACTTCATTGGATGATGCAACATTTGTTGGAATCCAAAGTAGTCTTACTCGATCTGAGATACGTAAGTTCTATCCTGAAATGTCAGAGTCTATTGACAATTGGGATGAGCTTGATGGAGAAACTTGGGCAGGTTCATTAGGCTATTCGCAAGATGTTGCTGCTAGAAAAGAAATAACAGGGCAAGAATATACACAAGGCTCAAATCAATATACCGGAGAAATAGGATTAGAAGCATTACGTGAAGTAACAATTACTGAATGCTGGATTCATGTTGACCGTGATGGTGATGGCATTGCAGAACTAAAACATATTATTTCAGCAGGCACAACTATCTTATATGAAGAAGATGCAACTGGTATACCGCTTGCTGATATTGTTCCTATTGATATACCTCACGAATACTACGGTCTATCAATGGCAGACTTCACTAGATCTTCAACACTCGCATCGACTGCTATACTTAGGGGTTTTGTAGAAAATACTTACCTTACTAACTACGCACCTAGCTAGCTGATCCTAATGTTGTAGATTTCTCTGCGTTGCAGAATATGAAGCCTAAGCAAATCATACCAACTAACGGTAATCCACAAGGCGCTGTATTGCAGATGCCACCTGAAGCTATATCAACTGGTACTGTACCTTTGCTTGAACATCTACAAATGATTAAAGAGCAAGCCACAGGTATGTCTAAGGCTGCACAAGGTTTAAACGATACATTATATGTATCAGGAAACTCTGAGCAAAAGATATCAGCTGTTCAAACCGCATCTCAAAAACGTATACAGCATATTGCTAGAAGGTTTGCAGAGACAGGATTTAAAAGATTAATATCTGGTTTGTATGATACTCTTAAGACTTCAATGAAAGGTGAAGTGAAATTTAATTTCTCAGGTATTTTCTCTACTATTAATATGGATACACTACCAGAATCTATGGATGTTGAAATACTACTAGACATTGGTGAAAATTCTAACAGTACTAAGATTGCAAAGCTTTCTAAAATTGGTGGAGAGATACTACCAGGATTAAATCA